ACAGCCTGAAGGGCTGCCTCGATCTCTTCGATGGTCACTTCACACCCTCCCGGTGCGTGCGGGCCCGGTGCCGGGCCGTGATGAGCCGCGCCCGGTTGGACGCGGTGGTGGAATCGGTGGCGGCTTCCTTGCCGGCGACCTGGTCGGCGAGCCCGGCCGTCACGGCTTCCTCGGCCGTGTACCAGGTCTCGGCGAGCATCACCGCCCGCCAGTCCTCGGGGGCGCCGCCGGCCCGGTCGGCGTAGATGCCGGACATGGTGCCGGCGACCTTGTCGAGCGTGTCGGCCATGTCGCGCATGTCCTTGGCGTTCCCGACAACCCCGCCGGACGGGTCGTGGATCATCATGTGGGTGCCGCGGTTCATCGTGATGGTGTCGCCGGCCATCGCGATCACCGAGCCGATCGAGGCAGCCACACCGTCCACAGTGACGTTCACGGTCGCCGGGTGGTCGCGCAGCGCGTTCATGATCGCGATCCCGTCGAACACCAGGCCGCCCGGAGTGTTCAGCCGCAGCTCGATCGTGGACACGTCGAGCGCCTTCAGGTCGCGCACGAACTCGTTCGCGGTGATGCCCCACGGGCTGATCTCGTCGAAGATGGAGACCTCGGCGGTGGTGCCCTTGTTGGTGATGGCGTACCAGCTGGGGGTGTGTCCTTCGCGGACGGCGGCCCGGATGCGGTCGAAGCGGTTCACGGTGCCCCTCCTGGGATGGGTGCGGGCGCACTGCCGCGGGGTATGTCGCCGCCGTCGAGTGGGGGCATGTTGCGGATCGCGCGGGCCTCGTTCGGAGTGAGCAGCCCGGAGTCCACCTGTTGGATCAGGAGGGCGATCTCCTGCTCGGGGGACGGCTTCAGGTAGCCGCTGTAGTCGAACTCGGCGAACCGCTTGCCGGCCAGTAGGCGCGCGAGGCGCTGCTCGATCCGGGACGTCCAGCCGGCCAGCGTGTACCGGTGCAGGCCGCGGTTGACGACCTCGATGCCTTGGCCCCACGTGCTGACCGCGCCGTCCTTCATCAACAGGTTGGCCGGCACACCGAACCAGCGGGCAACCTCGGAGATCGAGAACTCGCGCGACTCCAGGAACTGGGCGTCCTCAGCGGACAGTGACCACGGTTGGAACTTCAGTCGCCGGTTGATGACTGCGATCTGGCCGGCGTTCTCGGTGCCGGTCATCCGCCGGTTGATCGACTCCCGGATGGTGTCGGCCTCGCCGTCCTCGAACCCGCCGCCGTTCTCGACGTCGTCGTCCGGGGTGACCAGGCCGGAGATCATGGCCCCGTTGGTGAACATCCGGTTGGCGGCCTTGTCCCCGGAGATCGCCGTCCCGAGTGACCGGCGGGCCCGGTACAGCACCGACATGCCCTGCAGGCCGTCGAGGGTCGGGCCCATGAACTGGGTCATCGTGGTGGCGTCGAAGTCCTTCGTCTGGCCGTCGTCGAGGGTGACGGTGAACTTCTTGCCGCCCGGCCGTTCCGGGTCCCAGCACGGGGTGACCGCGAGCGGGTGGACCAGGTTCAGCCCAACCAGCGAGCCGGCGCCGTTGAACAGGTGCATCCCGTACCCGTTGCCGTGCAGCTGCAGGTGCCACAGCAGCAGGTCGACCCACTCGAACTGGGTCAGCGACCCGGGCCCGGCGGGCTCGTCGAGCCACGACGTGACGCGCTGCTTCTGTCCGTTCTTGTCGGCCAGCGACCGCAGGGGCAGGCCGGCGATGGTGCCCGCCACGATCTCCGTCGCCCGGTACACCGCGGACAGGGCGGTCGCGGTGTTCTCGGTGACGGGCTCCATGTCGGCCCAGTCCGGCAGGCCGCCGAAGTACTCGATCAGGCGGGGGTCACTGATCGAGATGCTCTGCGCCTTCGGCTCGGCGGTCCTGCGCCGGAACGGCCACACGACGTAAGCGTACAACGTGCGCGCTCGATAGTCGGACAACTGCGTCCGCTATGCGACCATGGGGGTATGGCCGGGAAGATCCGCGAGGTCCTCGATGAGGCGCTGCTCAGCGTCGCCGTCACGCCGGCCGACGCCGTCACGGTCGCGCTGGCCAGGACCTACGCAGACGCGATCGACAACGGCACAGACCCGATCAAGGCAGGGCCACCACTGCTGACCGCGCTCGTCCAGCTCGGCATGACACCCCGGGCACGGGCGGCCGTGACGGGAGGTGTCCCGGATGGCGACCGCCCCAGCACCGCCGACGAACTCCGCGCCCGGCGAGCCGCTCGGCGCAACGCTGCCGAGGCTGTGGACTAGGCCCCTCGTCGCCGGTCCGCCCGGTCCATGCGGGTGCGGGTGCGCGCTCACCGAGGACACCAGCGACGGGTACGACGTCGCGTGGTTCGCCGAGCACGTCATCGGCCAGGGCCTCGACCCATGGGAACGCTGGCTGGTCATCCACGCGCTCGAGCTGCGGCCGAACGGAGCGCCACGGTTCCGGCACGTGCTCGCGATCGTCGCCCGCCAGAACGGCAAGACCTACCTGCTCACCGTGCTCTGCCTGTACTGGCTGTTCATCGAGCGCGTCGAGCTGGTGCTGTCCACGAGCACCAACCTCGACTACGCCCGCGAAGCATGGGAGGAAGGCTGCAATCTGGCGCTGTCCACACCGGACCTCGCCGTCGACCTACCGCCCTCCCGCAACCGCGGGATCTACCAGGCCCAGGGCCAGCAGCGCCTTACCACCGACCTCGGCAACCGGTGGAAGATCGGCGCCAGCAACCGGCGCGGCGGCCGGTCGCTGAGCATCGACCGGCTCGTCCTCGACGAGCTGCGCGAGCACGACAGCTGGAAGGCCTGGAACGCCGCTGTGCCGGCCACCAACGCCCGCCCCGGCTCGCAGATCTGGGGCATCAGCAACATGGGCGACGACGCCGCGGTGGTGCTCGACTCGCGCCGCGACGCCTCGCTGGCCGGCACAGACCCAGCGCTGTTCATCGCCGAGTGGTCCGCGCCGCCGGAGTGGCGCGAGCGGGTGCACAAGGCCACCGACGCCGAGCTGCTGGAAGCGCTCGCCGCCGCCAACCCGAACCTTGGCCGCCGCATCTCCGGGGAAGCGCTGCTGTCCGACGGCCGCGCTGCCATCGCCGCCGGCGGTGAGGAGCTGGCGGAGTGGCTGACCGAGATCATGTGCATCCGCATCCGGTCCCGCAATCCCGCGATCGACCCCGGCAAGTGGGCCGACCTCGCCGAGGTGGTCGACCTCGCGGCCTACCGCAACCGGACCGTGCTGTGTCTCGACGTCGCTCCGGACGGGCAACACGCCACCCTCGCGGCCGCGGCCAAGCTCCCCGACGAAGAGTCCGTGCCGGAGCACCTGCGCGGCCGCGTCGCCATCGACGTCGTCGCCGCATGGTCCGGGCCACGAGCCACCGCCGACCTACGCGCCGAGCTCGTCGACCTCGTCGACCGGGTGCGCCCCCGGCGGCTGGTGTGGTTCCCGTCCGGACCGGCCGCGCAGGTCGCCGCCGACATGGCCAAGCGCAAGGGCTGGCCGCCCCGGCGCGTACGCCTCGAGGAGATCCGCGGTGAGGTCCCCGCCGTGTGCATGGGGTTCGCCGAGCAGGTCCGGTCCAGCGAGGTCGTGCACCCGGACGACGCCCTGCTGAACGCCCACGTGACCGGTGCCGAGAAGCTCCCGCGCGGCGACCAGTGGGTGTTCAGCCGCCGCGACGCCGCCGACGGCTCAGCGAGCCATGTGGACGGTGCGTACGCGGTGGCCGGCGCGGTGCACGTCGCCCGCGTGCTGCCGGCGCCGCCCGCACCGCTGTCGATTGGCTGAACTTTCGGAGAGAGAGAAAGCGATTACAACGGGTGTCCAGGGCGTCACCCTGACCAACTTTTCCGATCGAAGGGTACGCATCGGACGCGTACCCCTTCACCACGTCGAGTGCGACTTGGCCGGCGGATCGCGCCTGGTCGGATCGCCGGCCGCGTGGTTGCACGGGCCGCACGACGTGACCAGGTAGCGCTCGTCGTCGCCCGTGATGCCACGGCCCAGGGTGTGGTGCACGTGCTCGCCCTTGCCCGTGCAGTCGGGCGAGCGTGGCTGCGTACGGCCGATGGGGTGGTTGGGATCTCCCATCCTGCACACGTACCCATCCCGTTGCCGTACACGTGCACGGACACGGCGCCAGCCTCGGGTGCTGCCCCTCTCCCAGTTGGACATGGGCTCACCACCGGGTG